CGTCGCAAGGCGACTGAGCACCCGCTCTACAGCGTCGTCCACGACCAGATGAATCCCGATATGACGTCGTTCTTCGCGCGCGAGTGCATGCAGGCGCAGGTCGTCGCGTACGGCAATGCATACGGGGCAATCCGCCGCGATGGCGGCGGGCGCCCGCGGGAGATCTGGCCGCTCATCAGCCAGCGCGTGGAGCCGCAGCGGAACCGCGAGGGCGGTCTCACCTACTGGATCACACTCACCAACGGCGCCAGAGAGCCGTGGGGAGGCTCGGACATTCTGCACGTGCCGGGCTTGAGCTTCGACGGGATCAAGGGTAAGTCGGTGCTGGGCGCGGCGCGCGACGTGCTCGGATCAGGCTTGGCGGCGCAGGATTACGGCGCGACGTTCTTCAAGAGCGGTGGCCGCCCGCCGGCGGTGATCGAAACGCAGCTCCCCAAGCTCGATCCGGACACTAAAAAAACCCTGTCGGAGACGTGGCTATCGGGGCGCGGCGATAACTGGCACCAGGTGGCCTTCCTGCCGCGCAACATGAAGTACGTCGCAGTGGGGATCCCCCCGAACGACGCGCAGTGGCTGGAGTCACGAAAGTTCTCCGTGCCGGAGATCGCGCGCATCCTCGGCGTCCCGCCGCACCTCCTGTACGATCTGGACCGTGCGACCTTCAGCAACATCGAGATGCAATCCACCGAGTTCATCATCTTCACGATGCGGCAATGGTTCGTGCGCTGGGAGCAGGAACTCAATCGTAAGCTGCTCTCGCCGGCGGAGCGCGAGAGGTATTACTTTGAGTTCAACGCCGACGGGCTGATGCGTGGAGACTCCGCGTCCCGCGGCCAATTCTATGCGCTCATGCGGCAGTGGGGCGCCTACTCCGCGAACGACATCCGCGAAAAAGAAAACGAATCGGACCTGGGTCCTGCCGGCGACGTCTACCTGACCCCGTTCAACATGGCGAACGCGGAGGAACTCCTGGACGGTGGAGGCGACACCCCGCAGCTGGTCGCCCGGCAGCTGCTGCAACTCATCACGGAGCGGGAACAAAGAGCACTTCCGCCGGCGCCGTGTTTCTCCCCGCCCCCGCCGGCGCGCACCGAGAAGCGAGGCCTGCGTCTCCGCCGGCGCCTCCGCAAGGTGCAGACGCCGATCATCGAGGACCGAGCCAGGACCATCGTGAAGCGGGAGATCGCCGCGATCGAGAAGGAGATCAAAGCCCTGCTCGGGAAGGACGGCCGGAACCGCCGGGACCTCCCCAGCCTGCGGCAGGCGATCGAGGAGTTCTACGCGGAGCACGCGGCTTGGGCGGGGCAGAAGATGCACCCGATCGTGCGCGCCTATGCGGAGACGATCGCCGGCGCCATGGCGGACGAACTCGGCGCCGAGCCTGACGCCGATCTCCCGCCCGAACTGGACCGCTTTGTCTCTGAGTATGCCAAGCGATTCGGCGTCCGTGAGGCCTCCGAGGGGAAGATGCAACTGCTGGCGCTGACCGAGGAGGGCGACGACGAGGAGGTTGCGGAGGCGCTGCGCGCACGCCTGGCCGAGTGGGATGAGAAGCGCCCGGGTAAGATCGCCGCGATCGAGGCGACGCGCGAGATGGCCGCGGTCGCCAAGGTGCTCTACATCGTCGCCGGCGTCACCATTCTGCGCTGGGTGGCGAACCCAGGGGCCTGCCCCTACTGTCAGGTCATGAACGGGGCCGTTGCCAGCATTCAAAAGAACTTCGTCAACGCTGGCCAGGGCGTCGACGGGGGCGAGGGAACGGATGGGCCACTGACGCCAGCAGACAACATCGGTCATCCCCCGCTGCACTCGAACTGCAATTGCGATATCGTCGCGGACTGAAGGGCTGAGGAGAACAGAAAAATGCCGAAAAGAATCCTGGAACTCAGGTACTACCCGATGGAGCTGCGCGTCACCGGCGACGACAAGGCCCCGATCCTCGAAGGCCATGTCGCGGTGTTCAACCAGCTCTCCGACGACCTCGGCGGATTCCGCGAGAAGATCGCCCCCGGAGCGTTCGCCGAGACGATCAAGACGCAGGACATCCGCGCCCTCTGGAACCACGAGGACGGCCTCGTCCTGGGCCGCACATCGGCCGGCACCCTCGAGCTGAAGGAGGACGAGGTGGGCCTGGCGTTCCGGAACATTCCGCCCGACACCGGATGGTTTCGGGATCGCTTGGTCAGTCTGAAGCGCAAGGACGTCAAGGAGTGCAGCTTCGGCTTCTGGACCGACGCCGACGAGTGGGGCAGCGAACCGGACGGCGCGCGGGTCCGCACGCTCCTGAAGCTCACCCTCGTCGAAGTGAGCCCCGGCGTGACGTTCCCGGCATACCCGCAGACCGACGTCGCGCTCAATTCGATGCGCGCCTGGGAAGCCAGGGAGGCGGCGAGGATCAAAGAGACTGGACAACCGGCGCAGTATCTGGTAGAGAATGAGAGTCGGACACGCCGCCTGCAACTGCAGCGGCACGTTCTCTGAGATTTTAACCCCACCCCCGACCGCGTTGTGCGGGTCGCCGCGGGCCACCTACCAGGAGTAGATCTCCTGGCAAGGCGCCAGCAGCGCGCAAGGGCGTGACGCCTACCACCAGGGCAGAGCCCCGGTGAGCTGTCACTCAGACGGTTCACCGGAGGCATCCGCCCATGCTCGCCAAAATCAAGGAACTCAAGCAGAAGAACCTCGCCCTGCACGAGCAGATGAAGGCCCTCCAGAAGAAGGCCTTCGACGAGAAGCGCTCCATGTCGGCCGAAGAGAACGCCAACTTCGATCGCATGGACGTGGAGTTCGAGGCGCGCTTCAAGGAGCACCAGGCCCTCGAGCAGGAGTACCAGCGCAAGACCAAGCTCGATGCACGCGAGGTCGAGCTCAACAGGCTGGATCCACGCCTGGCCGGCCGCGAAGGGAGCGGCGATGCCGACAGCCGCGCGAAGAAGGATGAGGAACGGAGGGCCCTCCGCGCGTTCATCACCCAGGCGCCGAATCAGTGGGACGAGGAGACCCGGAGCCTGGTCGCCCGGCATCAGCAGCTCGTGCCCCCGGAAGCGCGCCAGATGGGCCACGGCTTCGCGCTGCCGGGGCGTCGCGGCTACGTCTTCGGCGACGAGATGGAGCGGCGCGCCCTGACCGCGGCCGCCAACGCAACGGTGGCCGAGGAGTTCATGCGCGAGCTCGACGTCGCGCTGAAGGATTACTCGGGGATGGCCCAGGCGGCCCGCATGGTCAACACCGACACCGGGGCCGACATGCCGTTCCCGACCATGGACGACACCGGCAACATCGGTGCGCTCCTGGCCGAAGGCAGCGCGGCGGTGGACACCGCCGATCCGACGCTCGCCGCCGTGACCCTGCAGGCGTTCCTCTACACCTCGAAGATCGTCCGGGTGCCGAACCAGCTGCTGCAGGACAGCGCCTTCTCGGTCGATTCCTACCTGCCGCAGGCGCTGGGGGTCAGGCTCGGACGCATCCTGAACAATCACGCGACCCTCGGGACCGGGTCGAGTCAGCCGCGTGGTCTCATCACGGCCATCGTGGCCGACACGACCGAACTCGAGGCCGCCTCCGCGACGGCCATCGCGTTCGGGGACATCGTGAACCTGTACCACGCCGTCGACCCGGCCTACCGCAACGGTCCCAAGGTCGGATTCATGATGCACGACGACATCCTGAAGGTCGTCGAGAAGATCGTCGATTCCAACGGCCGGCCGATCTTCCGGCCCGCGACCGAGGCCGTCGGATCGGTGCCGACGATCTACAACCGCCCCGTGTTCATCAACCAGGACATGGACGCGACGGTCGTCGAGGACAACGAGAGCATCGTGTTCGGCGATTTCAACCACTACGTCATCCGCCGGGCGCTGAACCCCGTGCTGATGCGGCTGGCTGAACGGTACGCCGAGTACTTCCAGACCGGGTTCGTCATGTTCGACCGCTGGGATGGCGACGTGGTCGGTGGCGCCAACAGGGCGCTCAGGGTGCTCTCGCACGACCTGGTGTAACTCTCAAAGTCGGGGCGGGGCCTTCGGGTCCCGTCCCGACGAGGAGACCCACAATGAACGTCAAGCTGATGCACGGCATTGCTGGCGACGGATGCGGCGGAGCGGGGTACTTCATGCCGCGCCAGATCATCAAGTGCTCCGACGCGCAGGGCGCCAGGTGGATCAAGGAGGGCATGGCGACCGAGGCGCGCAAGGATGCCGAGATCGAAGGCGAGCACTTCGAGCATGCGCCCAAGCCAGAAATCAAGAGGCTCCGGAAGAAGCCCGAGCGGGCCGACGCACGCGCGGCGGAGACGCCGGAGAAGGGAGCCCGGAAGGCCACAGGAACGGGCGAGACCTGCGCCGGCACGACCAAGAGCGGCAACCCGTGCAAGCGGTCGCCTCTCG